CATCGGCCAGCTTCTTGGCGATGCCTATCACGTCGCCGCGGCGGAGCTGGCTGCGATGCGCCAGAAGACGGGCGCGGGCGAGGAGCTGACGCCCGCCGAGGCTGGCAAATTCGCCAAAGTCACCGATGCCGTCGTCAAACTGATGAAGGAGGAGCGGGCGCAGGAGGCGCGCTCCGACCCCGCCCAGCTCTCCGATGCGCAGCTCCTGGAGCAGGCCGAGGAGGCTCGGAAGTATCTCGAGGTGCTCAAGCCGGACCCGGGGGGCTCGGATGAGGAGTGAGCTAATCGAGTCCGACTGCATCGAGGCGCTCCGGGGCATGCAGCCCGGTAGCGCCGACTCGATCGTCACTGACCCGCCCTATGGGCTCTCACCCGATGGTAAGGCCCGCACATGGGATGAGGTGGGCGAGGGTAGGGCCAAGGGCGGGTTTATGGGCAAGGACTGGGATAGCGCCGTCCCCGGCCTCCAGTGGGCTAGTGCGTGCCTGGAGGTGCTCAAGCCTGGTGGTTGGATTGCCGCGTTCTCATCGACCCGAACCCAGCACCGTTTGACCTGCGCTCTTGAAGACGCCGGATTCCAGATTCGAGACGTCATAGCCGTTGCGCAGTTCCAGGGATTTCCAAAGTCCCAGGATGCCAGCAAAGCGCTTGATGCCCACTTCGGGGCAGAGCGTGAAGTGGTGGGTTCGAAGCTGGGTTTGCCCGGTTATCACCTCTCTCCACATGAGGGGGGCCATAGGGGTGTGCTGGGGTCGGGCATATCTCACACGACGTCAGAGACGCGGTTGAAGGCGAGCCAGATCACCGCGGCAGCAACCCCCGAAGCCCAGCGCTTCAACGGCTACGGAACAGCGCTCAAGCCGTCGTATGAGCCCTGCATTCTCGCCCGAAAACCCATGATAGGAACGCTGGCTGAAAACCTGTTAGAGCATGGAACCGGAGCGCTCAACATCGATGGCTGCCGGTTTGCGTATGGTGACCCGGCTTGGCTGGGGCCGCAGGGGTCTGATCTCAATGGGGGGGGGTATGCGGTGAACTCCCATAAAAACTTGGATCATGCCACGAGCTACGCGATCGGCCCCACTGGGCGAGAGTTTCAAGATCCCGCTGGCCGCTGGCCTGCCAATCTTTACCACGCTGCCAAGCCTTCCAGAGGTGAGCGTGAAGCGGGCTGCGAGGGTTTACCGGCGTTGTCAGGCGCGGAGACAGTGGAGCGCAGCGAGGGCAGCGCAGGCCTTGAGAACCCCCGTGCTGGCGCTGGTAGAACCGCTGATAGCGTTCACAACGTCCACCCCACGGTGAAGCCAGTCCAAGCAATGCGCTGGATCGTGAGGCTCTTAACTCCGCCTGGTGGGCTGTGCATTGATCCGTTCCTGGGCTCGGGAACGACCGGCATCGCTGCTGCGCTTGAGCAACGGGATTTCATCGGCATCGAGCGCGAGGCGGAGTATATCGCTATCGCTCGGGCGAGGATTGATCACTGGGGNCGNCANCAACAATTCGATTTCGGGAGGGCGGCAGAATGACTCATCCGACACCACCGACGATGTCACCCGCGCATCGGGTCGAGCAGATCGGATTCGAGATCAGGAGGATCATGTCCGACATAGATCGCTACGAGAAGCGCATCAAAGCGCTGCAGCTGGAGGTGCAGGCACTCATCCACCAGGTGCAGGGCTATGGACGGTGAGGAGGTAGTCCAGATCCGGGAGGGTCGAGCGTCGGATATTGCGTTCGTCACCAATAGCTGGCTCAAATCTCTGCGTGCGGCGGGAGTGTTCACGCAGGGGGTTCCGAACGACATTTTCTATCAGATGCACCACAAACTCCTGGAGACGTTGATCCCTCGCTCCACGTTGCTGGTGCTGGCGAATATTGATGACCCGGATCAGATCATCGCCTGGGCCTGCGTCGAGAAACAGCCCGGCATCCTGCTGCTTCATTATGTCTACGTGAAGCATTCGCTGCGCCGGAATGGATTCATGGCGCTGCTGCTCGGGGAGCTGCTGCAGCGCGAGCCAGTGCAGTTCAAAATTTGTACGCATATGACGACGACATGGGATGCCATGCGTCCCCGGGAGCGGGGCTGGGTGTACAACCCGTATGCCCTGTTCACGAGCCTACCGGATGACTGGGGGAGCACATGAGAGTCGAGCTATTGGACGTTCAATTCGAGCACTACACCCCCGACCCCAGCCGGGGGATGGGTCGCACGAGTAAACGTTTCAAAAAGAACGCGCGGGTGGAGATATGGACCGATGAAAAAACGATCTTTATCTCCTCCGGAGACCGCACCATCGGAGTCCCCTACGGTCGAGCAGTCTGGCTCGAACATGGACCAACGCCGAGCCCGAAGAATTCTGGCGGAGGCAAGCGAGCGCGCAAGAAGGCGCAGCAGCCTCGACTTCCGGAGGCTGCTGTTCCCGGAGCAGCAGAGCCTGCTGGACGACGTGAGCCGGACGAAGGTGGCAGTCTGCTCGAGGCGAGCGGGCAAATCCTACGCGCTTAGTGTCCTGGCGCTGGATACCGCGTTCAAATTCGAATCCTCGCTGATCCCAGTGATCTCGATCACTCGCCAGCAGGCGAAGCGGATCGTGTGGCCCGTGTTTCAGGAGCTGGATCGGACCAACGAATTAGGCCTGCGTTTCAATGCGTCGGAACTCAGCTGCACGCTGCCGAACGGGTCTCAAATCTTCCTGACCGGGGCCTCCACCGAGGAGGAGATCCAGCGTCTGCGTGGGCCTAAATATCCCCTGGTGTTGATCGATGAGGCGCAGGCCTTCAAGAGTTACCTGGCGGAGTTGATCAGCGACGTTCTGGAGCCTGCCGTTCTCGATTACGATGGCTCCATCGTGCTGGCTGGTACGCCGAACGCGATCTGTCGTGGGTTTTTCTACGAGGCGAGCCAGCCCGAGAGCGCGTGGTCAGTGCACCACTGGACGCTCCTCGACAATCCTCACATCCCGAAGGCCCAGGAGTGGCTCGCGGATCGGTGTCGTCGGTACGGCTGGAGCGAGTCGCATCCGACGTATCTCCGGGAGTACAAGGGCCAGTGGATCAGGGACAGTAATAGTCTCATTTACCCGAAGATTCCCACGGTCGAGGAGCTACCTCCGGATGCCGACTGGGAGTATGTCCTCGGTCTGGACCTGGGTTACATCGACTCTACGGCATTTGTCGTCTGCGCCTATTCGACGGCGGTCGGTCGCCTGGTGGTCGTGGAGTCATTCAAAAAGACGAAGCTCCTTCCGAGCGACGTTGCGCAGATTGTCTCGGATCTGAACTCTCAATTCAGATTCGAGACAATCGTGGCTGACGCGGGCGGGCTCGGAAAAGCGTATGTGGCAGAGATGACCGAGCGCTGGGAATTGCGCATCAAGAGCGCCGAGAAGCGGGAGAAACGGGCGTACATCGAGCTACTGGCGGGTGACATGGCAACGGGTGTTGCCTCCATTGTGGAGGGCTACAACCACGCTCTGCTCGACGAGCTGCATTCGCTTCAGTGGGACGACCACCGGCTGGCCCCGCATGAACGCTGCGAGGACCACCTGGCGGATGCCTACCTGTACGCCTGGCGTCATTGCCATCAATACTGGCGGGACGAGATTCTGCCCCCGCGTCCCCGGATGGGGTCCGCCGAGTGGTGGAGCGAGCAGGAAGATCAGCTTGAGGCCGAGCAGCAGCGCCAGCTTGACCGGGATCTCAATCGGGAATGGTGGGACAACGAGACCTCAACCCGCACACCGTGGTGGGAGCGTGATCAATGACTGAATCCAGGACATCAATCGAGATTTCAACAGTTGAGCAATTGATCGAGCTGGTCAAAACCTTGAAGTTTTTAGGGGTTACGCAATTCAAGATCGGTGATATTGCGATGGATCTCACTGGCGATAGTTATCCGACTGCGCCTGGTGCACCAGTGGAAGAAGAAACTGACGACGATGTGCTATTCTATTCGGCAACGTAATCATGCAAGTTGACCCCTACGTCTCGTTACAGTGGTGGGCGGCTGACGAGCCGTATTCGGATCTCGTGGAGGCCTTCCGTGTGATCGAGGCCGCGGACACGCTACGGCTGTCCACGTTGCTCCGCTATGTCCGCCTCTACGGCAATTCCGAATATGGGGGATACACGCCCTTCAATCATAACCAGGTGGTGGACTCCGCCCGGGTGACGATGAATGTAGTCAAGGCTGTCTGCGATACGGCGGTCAGCCGCATTTCGCGCCAGCGTCCTCGCCCCCGGTTTTTGACCCACGGTGGCAACTGGTCGCTCCAGCGTCGCGCTCGGTTGCTGGAGCAGTTCTGCGATCAGGCGTTTTACCAGGGCGGGCTGTACCAGCTCGCCCCGAAGGTTCTCATGGACGCCGCGGTCATGGGCACCGGGTGTCTCAAGATCTACCGCAAGGGTCCCGAGGTCCAATTCGAGCGAGTGTTTTCCGGGGAGTTATTCGTTGATCCGGTCGACGGCTTCTATGGCCAGCCGCGGAATTTCTACCAAAGAAAGTTCATTGATCGGCAGGTGTTGATCCGATTGTTCCCGGAGCATCGAGGGGAGATTGCGGCAGCGCAGCGCACCACTGACACGATTGATTACTCGGCAACCACGATGGTTGATCAGATTGAAGTTCTCGAGGCTTGGCACATCAAGAGCGGGGCAGGTGCCACTGACGGCCGTCATACCATTTGCATCTCCAATGCGACGCTTCTCAACGAGCAGTGGGACAAGGGCAGCTTTCCATTCGTCTTCGTGCGCTGGACCGACCCGCTGCTCGGGTGGTGGGGCGAGGGAGTCTGCGCCGAAATTCAGGGCATGCAGGTGGAGATCAACAAGCTGCTCTCCAAGATCCAGCGGGCTTTCCATTTGATGAGCGTGCCGCGGATCTATGTGGAGAACGCATCCAAGATCCGCAAATCGTTCTTCAACAATGAGATCGGGACGATCATCCCCTACTCCGGGCAGCCTCCNGTCGTGGCCACGCCGCCCAGTCTGAATCGGGAGATATTCGCGCACCTGGACATGCTGTACAATCGCAGTTTCGAGATTGCTGGTATCAGCCAGCTCGCTGCCACGAGCATGAAGCCTGCCGGGCTGAACAGTGGCGCTGCGCTCCGTGAGTATCAGGACGTGGAGAGCCTGCGCTTTACGACGGTCTCCCGTCAATACGAGGAGATGTTTGTCGAGGCTGCCCGCCAGGTCGTGGGTCTGGGTCGAGACATCTATGCGGAGGACAATCGGCATTCCGTGGTGGTGGCCAAGGACTCAAAAACGATTGATGTGGTGGACTGGTCGGCGGTGGATATGGACGCCGATAGCTATGTCCTCAAGGTGCACCCGTCCAGCTCTCTACCTGTCACCCCATCGGGTCGCCTGGCGTTCGTCGAACAGTTGACCGCGCTCGGCCTGGTGGGTCCCGAGGAGGCCAAGGACTTGCTCGATTTTCCGGATCTGGAAGCGAAGCTCTCGCTGGACCGGGCAGCCTCGACTCTGATTGATCGCAACGTGGAGGCCATGCTGGACGAGGGTGTGTACATCGCCCCGGAGCCGTACCAGGACCACCAGCTCGCGCTCAAGAAGGTGACGGCCAGCCTGATGAAAGCTGAGCAGAATAACGTCGAGCCAGAGCGCCTGGCGCTGATGCGTGAGTATCTCGCGCAGACGCATTTGATGATGGAGCAGGCTCGGCAGCAGGCCCTGGCGAATGCGCAGGGCATGATGATGCCGGGCGCTCCCCCAGCGCCCGGAATGGGCGGGGCAGCACCGACAGCTATCGGACCCACTGACGGGACGATGCCAGTGTGAGGAGACCATGAGCGACGAGAATCCAACCCCTGAACAGCCGGCAACGGAGGCTCCCACGGAGGCCCCGGATGCCCGCACCGATCGAGATTACATCAACACGCCCCGCGCGGCGGAGGCTTTGCGTGCGCTGATGGCGCAGGAGAAAACGAGCCGGGAGGCTCGGGCGCAGGCGGAGGAGCAGCAGGCCGCGGTGCAGCAGAGCGCTGCGCTGCAGCAACTGGCGAAGGCTGACCCGGTGGCCTTCCTGGAGCGATCCGGGATTCGCCGCGAGGACGTTTCAAAGCGGCTCGCGGACAATACAGATCCAGTCGCGGGCATGCGCGACGACCTGGCGCAGATGCGGCAGGAGCTAGCCCAGCAGCGTGAAGCAGCCGAACAGGCGAGGATGGAGGCTGCGATGCTGGAGGCGCGGGAGCAGGTGCGGACGTATGTCGGCGGGGCGGAGGATACACCTCTGACCCGGACGACGGGCAGCGCCGATCAGGTGTGGCAGCTGATGACCCAGCACCACCAGCGGACGGGTGAGGTGATGAGTGAGCAGGACGCTGCTCGACAGGTGGAGGCTCACCTGGCGGGGCAGATTGATCGACTCCTGGAGGGCGAGGCTACACGCGCTCTCATTGCGGAGAAGCTCAAGGGGACCGGCCAGCAGCCTGCTGTGCCCGCCCCGTCAATTCAACACAGTTCAACGCTGACCAACGAGATGCAGACTGCCGAGAACCAGCGCATCAAGACCGACCCGAACATCAACCGGGAGGCGAGTCTTGCTGAGGCTGCGCAGTTGCTCAAGTGGGAGCAGGGATAGATAACCAATGACAGAATTGAATCTCACTACATTTGATGCGGCGCTCAAGGTTCATTACACCGACCAGCGCATCAAGAACCTGGTGTACCGCAACAACCCGCTGCTGGCGGCGATGCCGAAATACGAGTTTTTCGGGGGCAAGAATTTGCCCATTCCGATCCAGACTGGTGTCCCCCAGGGTCGCAGTGCGACCTTCACGGATGCGAACAATGCTCTGGTGCAGACTCCGGGCAACTACGAGGATTTCGTCCTCAAGCGCACCCGCAACTATTCGGTGGCGACGATCGATAACGAGACCCTGGAGGCCTCGGTCGGTCGAGCGAACGCATTCATGGAGGCGGCAGCGTCGGAGATCGATGGGGCTCTGCGCTCGTTGACGCAGGACCTGGCCGGCAACATGTACCGGAACGAATTCGGTATTCGGGGCGAGATTGCCACCCTCGTAGGTACGGTCGTCACCCTGACCAATCCCTCGGACATCGTCCGCTTCGAGCTGGGCATGACCCTGGTCTCTGTGCCTGCTGGCACGCCTGCCGCAGCTACCACTGGCGGCGGCGTCGGCTGCACTATCATCGAGGTCAACCGTGACCTTGGAACGCTGACCCTCTCGGTTGTCGCCGGTNNGACGGCAGNGGGTGANGTACTCATCCAGTTGGGTGATGCGCAGAATGGCGGGCCTGAGCCGCTCAAGATGGCCGGGCTGGAG